AAATGTTAAGACAATTTCCGAATATGTCGACCTGTCAAATAAAATTAATGAGTTAAATGACAAGATAGGTAAGCCCGAAAAAGAATCAGATCTATGAGCTCGTGGTACTATAAAATAACCTCAGATCTCTCAAATATTGCTGATTTCATAGATTATTATGAGACAGAATTAGAGACTGCCCGAAGAGAATTATCACTAAAGGGTAAGTCTCTAGAAACACATGCTGGAGAACTTCCCGGATTGGTGGAACAACGGTTTGCTCAATTACAAGAGATTGAGGCCGTGTTAGAATACCTAAATATCAAATTGCGCAAGGAAAGATCGGCCGAGTTTAAGAAATTCTTAGAAGCATATCAAAAATCTCTTAGCTCTAGAGATGCTGAAAAATATGTTGATGGGGTACAGGCAATTGTCGATTCAACATTGTTGGTAAATGAAGTTGCTCTGTTAAGAAATAAGTTTTTGGGTATTTCGAAAGGCTTCGAAGCGAAAAATTTCATGACTGGGCATATAATAAAATTACGTGTAGCTGGTTTGGATGATGCGAGCTTATAATGTCAACTTGTAAATTAATAATTCAAGATGAAGTTAATATCAAATTCGAAGGACTTGATGTTGTAACTCGTAGAAAACTTTATGACTCAGTAAAGTATTTCCTAGAATACGCAAGACACATGCCATCTTATAAGCTCGGACATTGGGATGGTATGAAATCCTTTTGTGATATAGGCGGCCGTAGTTTTATTAATCTTCTAGATAGACTTCTGCCTGTGGTACAATCTCAGGGTTATGAAATTGAAATTGAGGATCTCAGAGATACCACGCATGAGTTTATCTTTGATGAAGTAGAAGAAGATAGTTATTCAGATATTAGATGGCCTAAAGGACATCAGCGCGTCGGTGATCCTATTATTCTTCAGGATCACCAGGTTGAGGTAATTAATTCTTACCTTAACAACCTTACTGGTGTAAATATTGCCCCTACAGGCTCGGGAAAAACACTAATTACGGCGATTTTAAGCCATAAGGTTCAACCTTACGGTCGCAGCATCGTAATTGTTCCCACAAAGGATTTAGTAACACAAACCGAAGATGATTATAAAAATTTAGGATTAGATGTGGGTGTATTCTTCGGTGATAGAAAAGAATATCTAAAAACCCATACAATATGTACATGGCAAAGTTTGGAAAGCCTAGCAAAGCGCTCGAAAGAAATAGATTTAGAGATAGATATAAACGATTTCTTCGAGGGAGTAGTTTGCGTTATAGTAGACGAAGTTCACAAAGCAAAAGCCGATGTATTGAGAAAGTTATTATCGAGCTATTTGAAGAATGCCCCAGTAAGGTGGGGATTGACCGGAACAATGCCGGAGGAAGAGTATGATAGTGTTTCCGTTATTGCTTGTATTGGCCCACTACTTGGTAGAATTAATACAAAAGAACTCCAAGACAAGGGACTCTTAGCTCAATTACATGTTAATGTTTGGCAGATGCAGGATTTAGGTGAAACTGCATTTGACAACTATCAATCTGAACTAAAGTGGCTAACAACTAATCAAAAGAGATTGAAGTTCTTAGCGACTAAGGTTATTGAGATGTCTGAGAGTGGCAACACACTTATACTAGTTGATCGCATTGAGACTGGAGAAAAGTTACAATTGCTTATACCAGATTCTGTATTCGTCTCTGGCAAGATGAAATCAAAGGATCGTAAAGACGAATATAAAGAAGTTCAAGAAGTCGACGGAAAGGTTATTATTGCCACTTATGGTGTAGCGTCTACGGGCATCAATATTGTTCGTATTTTTAATCTTGTGTTGTTTGAGGCAGGTAAAAGTTTTGTGCGTGTTATTCAGAGTATTGGTCGCGGTATTAGAGTTGCCCCAGATAAGGACTTTGTGAACGTTTATGATGTCTGTTCAAATTGTAAATTCTCTAAACGACACTTGACAAAGCGGAAAAAGTTTTATTCTGAGGCCGAATATCCGTTTAGCATTAAGAAATTGGATTATTGATGAAAAGTGTAAAAACAAAATTGTCTGTTTCAGATTTGGGTGCGTTTCAGAGATTTTTAGAACATTATGAAATTATCGGTGTGTTTGTAGGAATCTATGAAGTAAGAGTAAATAATTTTCAAATAAACAATTTAATTCACTATGTATACGATGAGGATAATACAACAAGTACCTTAACCATGTTGGCACTAAAATATGGTAGCGTTGAGAAGGCATTCTTAAGAGCACGTTATACAGAACGAGAAGTAGAAGAAATGTACGAACTGAACACAACTTATAAGAGGTAAGCAAAATTAATATTCTAACAAATGAAAATAAAGCGTATAATTTAGATAAGATCCCAAACGAAATTGAGGACATACGCTATTGTGTAATGGATTATTCAGATCCTAAAAATCCTGATTACTTCTTCATACCATTAATCTTCCTAGAAAGCTTTTATGCACCAGCAGTAGTTTTAAAAATTGGTCAATATACCGTTCAAATGCCATTAGATTGGTCAATACTCGTGTGTGATGAGGATTACAGCGACCTAGAAGTGATGCCACTCACAAGTCTAAATGATCGTGGATTTCATACAATGGTATTCAACCCACTTAGGCATATGGTACCAAGGCCCCAACAAATTACTATTACAAATGTCTACGCAGAAGTAAAATGGTTCTTTCCTAAGCTAAAAAATGGAAATATTCTTGTTGTGCCGTTAGAAGATAAACTACACCCAAATTGTGTATTGTTTGTAAAAGAAGTAAATAAACTACCTGATGTAATTGATATTGGAGCGTTATTTGAATAACGATATGAGTAGTTGGGTTTCAGAATTCTTTGAACTCAATCCAGATGCTGTAAAGGTTGAGGAAACCAAAGAGAAGAAGGGTAAGGAATATAAGAATGACCTCTTTAAAGATGTTATTCCTGCACTTGATCGTCGCGATAAGAAGTTCTATAGTAGACTCAACGAAGAACAACAAAAAGATATTTCTATTTGGACATTAACTAGATGGATGAGTTCAACGGTTCGTGATACAGATCTTCAACTAAGTAATGTTAATGATATCGTAAATGCTCATTCAAAGTTTCTTACTAAACATAAGGAATTACAATGGATGTTGTTGGCTGTATCGGGTACAGGCCGTCCAGAGAGGCACGAATGGATTTCTCCTCCGCGTGGTGTGAAGAAGAATAAACTTGAAGAACTTGTATTAACTTATTTTCCGAATCTGCGCGATGCTGAGCTTGAGTTATTTCTAAAACTCAACACAATTGAAGAATTAGAACAATTTCTAAAAGATAATGGATTTGATGATAAAACAATCAAAGAACTATTAACAAAAGGAAAATGATTGTTAACCAAGAAGAACGTAATGGATCAAAAGTTTGAATGTAAATTCTGCGGGAAAAAATTCCATAGAGATTCTACACTCACGACTCACATGTGCGTTAAGAAACAGAGGCACCTAGATTCAAATACATCTGGGTTTCGCTTCGGACTTAGATCATTTCAGCGATTCTATTCTCTAACAACAAATTCTAAAAAAATAAAAACACAAGAAGAATTTATTGATAGTCTGTATTACATTGATTTTGTAAAATTTGGAAATCATTTGGCTGCTTTGAAGCCTGTACACATAGAACAATACATTGATTTTGTTATTATGAGTGGTCTGAAAATGCCAAAATGGACATCTGATCCAGTCTATGAATTATATATTGAGAATCTTGTAAAGACCGAACCACCGGCAAGTGCAGCAGAAAGAACTATCTCTTTTATTATTGAATGGTGTGAAAAGAATAATTTACAATTTAATCGATTCTTTTTTGATATTTCTGCTAATGAGGCAGCGTATCTTATAAAGACAGGTAGGATTAGTCCGTGGGTATTATATCTATGTGAGACAGGAAGCAATCTAATAGATCGCTTCAATGGTGATCATGCTGAGATGATTCAAACCGTTATAGATCCGGGATTTTGGATGCGTAAGTTAAAAACATCTAAAGATGATGCTGATTATATTAGCACATTATTAAAGCAGGTCGGGTTATGAAAACATTTAGACTTTTATCAAACACCCCCGTAGATAATATTAATAATTGGATAAGAGTTAATGATATGAATGGAAAAATATCATACAACTGGATTAATCAACACTTAGTATTCGAGAATGATGAAGATGCTACTGCATTTTCGTTAAGATTTGCAATAATTGCTATTGAATCGAAAATTGATATGATGCTAAAAAATGAAAAAAATAACAACTGATGTTGATATTGATGTCTTTGGTAGAGACGATATCTTAAAAGGAATTGAGTGTATCTTTGGCCGTATTGACCGACCTAATAATAAAGTAGAGAAACATTCTACAGGCGTATACTTTCAGAACATACCACGTGATCCAACAACCAATATATCTACACTAGATCATAGAATTGCTAGCGATTATGGATACTTCAAGATTGACGTGCTAAACGTAAATCTCTATGAGGATGTTCGCAACGAAGAACACCTATTAGAACTTATCAATAGGGAACCGCCGTGGGACTTCTTTGAATATAAGGAAATAACAGACGAGCTGTTCCATTTAAAGGGTCACAGCGACTTACTAATGAAGTATAAGCCCAAATCTGTCGAAGATATCGCCATGATTCTTGCTATTATCAGGCCCGGTAAGGCACACCTGCGCGGTGCTGACTGGGATACCATTAGGCGTGAAGTTTGGGTAAAAAATGAAGGTGCTGAAAATTATCAATTCAAGCGTAGTCATGCCGTCTCTTATTCATTGGCAATTATAGTTAACCTAAATCTACTGATAGATAAAATGTCTAAGGACTAATCCGCTCGCCTAATCAGTTGAATCTGGCGCTTCTTAATGCGCTTTTTCATAATATTGTTCAGGCTAGTTACTGAACCAAACATAATTTCTACATCCTTATTAACAACGGTCTTCATGCAATAACGAAATTGTTGCATCTGACCCTGTAAAAAGATATTAATAGGAAGCAATCTATTGCTTTCCCACCACCAAGTCTCGCCA